TATGGAGATGTTATAGCAAAACTAGATGATGATAAACAACTTACAAGAGTTCCATACGATCCTGCCTTACCAGTATCTACAGCATGGGATCTTGGGGTCTCCGACCACAGTAGTATAATATTCTATCAGCAGATTGGAAGATCAATAAATATAATAGATTACCACGAAGAGAAAGGTCAAGGTTTACCATACTACATTAAGATGATTAATGACAAAGAGTATGTCTACAAAGATCACTTTGCACCACACGACATTGAAGTTACAGAGTTCGGCAATGGCAAAACTCGGAGAGAGGTCGCCACCCAATTAGGATTAAGGTTTAAAGTCGTTCCAAAAATTCCACTAGAAGATGGTATACACGCAACTACAATGACCTTACCTAGATGTTACATTGATACTGACCATTGCAAAAAGTTAATAGATGCGTTAAGACATTACCACAGGAAGTATATTGATAAGAATAGAATGTTTAGATCAAAGCCTGTACACGATTGGAGTTCTCATGCTTGTGATGCAATGCGTTACCTAGCAGTTGGACTACAAGAAATTAATACTAGACAAACTGCTCCACAAAGTATAGCAGATAATAGTTACAGGATTATATAATTATGAGTTTTTTGACACCAAAAATATCAATGCCACCACTACCGCCAGTTCAACCTTTGCCAGAAGCTCCATCAACTGAGGTTTCGCAAGAAGAAAAAGATAGAATTGCGGCAGATCAAAGAAAGATTGAAAGAAAAAGAAAAGGTCGTAAGTCTACAATTCTAACTTCACCACTAGGTGTAGAAGAAGAAGCAGAAACAGAAAACAAAACTTTGTTAGGATCATAATGTTTGACAAGATTAAAAAGATATTTAAAAAAAAACCAAAAGTAGAAATAGAAAAAAGAACTTACGAGAAAGCTATAGATCATAGTAATGACATTACTTTTGAAAATGAAGTTAAAGTAAAACAAACTAAAGAAACAAAATCATCATTAACATTTGGAGAATAATATGGGAGGAGCAGTAGCAAGAGTATTTAGACCATCACCACCACCTGCACCAGCACCTATAGCTGTCGCACCAACAGTAGCAGAAGTTTCACAATCACAAGCAACTTCTATGGATGGTTATGATGCAAGAAAAACAAAATCTAAAGGTAGATCATCTACAATTATAACAAGTGCCAAAGGTGTAGAAGATGATACATTAACATTAGGTAAGAAAAGTTTGTTAGGTAAATAATGGCATTAACAGATAGACAAAAAACAACTTTAAAAAAACATAGTATTCATCATTCTACAAAACATATGAAAGATATGAAAGTAGCAATGAACAAAGGAATGAGTTTTACAAAAGCACATAAAATTGCACTTAAAAAAAAAGGTAAGTAATGGCAAAAACAGATTTAACAAAAAATTTATTATCTAGGTACAATAGACTAGAAGGTCAAAGACAAAACTGGGAAACGCATTGGCAAGAAGTTGCAGATTATATGCAACCAAGAAAAGCAGATGTAACTAAAAAAAGAGCTAGAGGTGATAAGAGAATGGAACAAGTTTTTGATTCATCACCTATACAAGCAGTAGAATTATTAGCATCATCATTACATGGTATGTTGACTAACCCAGCAACACCTTGGTTTGCATTAAAATTTAAAGATGAAGATATTGATAATGAAGATGAAGCAAAACTTTGGTTGCAATCAGCAACAGATGCAATGTACACAGCATTTAATAGATCAAACTTTCAACAAGAAATATTTGAATTGTACCATGACTTAATTACATTTGGTACAGCAGCAATGTTTATTGAAGAAGATGATGATGACATTATAAAATTTTCAACAAGACATATCAACGAAGTATTTATTGCAGAGAATGACAAAGGCAGAATAGATACAATCTTTAGAAGATTTAATATAAGTGCTAGAGCCGCAGTACAAAAGTTTGGTGATACAACATCATTAGATATTAAGGGTATATTTAAAAAAGATCCATATCAAGAAGTAGAAATACTACACGCAGTTTATCCAAGATCAGATTTTAATCCTAAGAAAAAAGATAAAGGTAATATGCCATTTGAATCTGTTTACTTAGAATATAAAAATGGTAATGAATTATCTGTTGGTGGATTTAAAGAGTTCCCTTTCGTAGTACCTAGATATTTAAAAGCATCAAATGAAATTTATGGAAGAAGTCCAGCAATGACAGCATTGCCAGATGTTAAGATGTTAAATGAAATGTCTAAGACTACAATCAAAGCTGCACAAAAACAAGTTGACCCACCACTATTAGTTCCGGATGATGGCTTCTTACTTCCTGTAAGAACTGTACCGGGTGGACTAAACTTTTATAGAAGTGGTACAAGAGATAGAATTGAACCATTAAACATTGGTGCAAACAATCCATTAGGTTTAAATATGGAAGAGCAAAGAAGAAACAGTATTAGAGCTGCATTTTATGTTAATCAACTTATGATGCAAGATGGTCCTCAAATGACCGCAACAGAAGTTATCCAAAGAAACGAAGAGAAGATGAGACTACTTGGTCCAGTATTAGGTAGACTACAATCAGAATTATTAAAACCATTAATTGATAGAGTGTTTGCAATATTACTTCGTAACAATATGTTACCACAAGCTCCAGAGTTTTTATCTGGTAGAGACATAGAAATAGAATATGTTTCTCCTCTAGCTAAAGCACAAAAATCTTCTGAGCTACAATCTATTATGAGAGCTATAGAAATATTAGGTAGTCTTGCAAATGTTGCACCAGTATTTGATTATATTAACTTTGATAACCTTGTTAAACACTTAGCAGAAATTGTAGGTGTGCCACAAAAAATATTAAAATCACAAAACCAAGTAAACGCAGAAAGAGAACAAGCAGCAGCACAAGCTGCAGAACAACAACAAATGGCACAGATGCAACAAGTTGCACAAGCCGGAGGAGATATAGCACCACTAGCAAAAGCATTGCCGGAAGAAGCAAAGGCTTTAATTAATTCAGAAGTGGAATAATATGACGCAAGATAAACAACTAGAAAAATTTATATCAGCATTAAAAAAAAATTACGAATACATATTCAATACAGATGAAGGTAAAGAAGTTTTGTCTGACCTTGAAAAAAGATGTCATTATCATTCTACCACTAATGTAAAAGGTGATAGCCATGAAAGTGCATACATGGAAGGACAACGTAGTGTCATTCTATTTATTAAATCAATGCTACGAAAAGATAAGGAAAAATAAAAATGTCAAGCGAACAGATAACACAGGAAACTGTGCCTGTAGAACAAGCGACTACAGAAACAGCACAACCAACAACTCCAGTAGCAACACCTGCTGCACAACCAACATCATCTTGGAAAGATTCTATTAGTGAAGATTTTAGAAATGATCCTAGTATAGAAAAGTTTACAGAAATAGATGCGTTAGCAAAAAGTTATATCAACGCAACTAAAATGATTGGTCAAGATAAAATTATTATACCAACAAAAAATTCTGGACAAGAAGCATGGGATGAAGCCTACGCAAAATTAGGTAGACCAGAATCTCCAGAGAAATATACTTTTGATGTTAAGTCAGATGTAGTTAATATGGATGAAGGTGCTATTAAATCTTTTGCAGAACAATCTCATAAACTTGGTTTAAATAATAAACAGGCAGAAGGTATATTAGATTTTTATAAAAATAATATGGAAGGTACTGCACAACAAGCAAAGATAGATACTGAAACTGCTCAATCTCAAGCTGAACAAGAGTTAAGACAAGAATGGGGTAGAGACTTTGATGGTAAAGTTAAACAAGCTGGTGCATTAGCTAAAGCTAATATTAATCCAGAAGTATTAGATATGACTTTATCAAATGGTACAAGGCTTGGAGACCATCCAGAAATAATAAAAGGCTTTGCAAAAATAGCAAACATGATGTCAGAAGATAAAATTGTTGCAACTGAAAGTGAAAACGTAAATACAGTTGCTGACATTGAAACTGAAATATCAGCTATTACTAATGATACTGATGGACCTTATTGGAATAAGCAACATCCAGATCACGATAAAGTGGTACAACAAGTTTATACATTAAGAGAAATGCTAAATGCAGATCAATAATCTTAATGATAGAGAAATTCGGTTAGAAATATTGCGGTTAGTTAAAGAGACAGGATCTGAGGTTCAGAAAAATGATCCCTTGCTAATCGCTGAAAAATATTATAATTGGATAGTAGGTAAGAAAATTCGTAAGAACCTTACTGACAAGAAGGAATAGACTTCTGCTCTAAAAGAGTTTAAATCCAAGAATAGCCTACTCATGTGAGTAGATAACCTTTCTGATTTTTATAATAATAATAATAATAATGGAGAGACAATTATGTCATCACAAATAACTACAGCATTTGTACAGCAGTATTCTGCTAACATACAAATGTTATCTCAACAAATGGGATCATTATTAAGAGACAAAGTCAGACAGGAAAGTGTTGTTGGAAAAAATGCTTTCTTTGATCAAGTGGGTTCGGTAACTGCTCAGTTAAAAACTAGCAGACACGCAGATACTCCGCAAATAGATACACCTCACTCAAGAAGAAGATTATCTCTTTCGGACTACGAGTATGCTGATCTTATTGATCAACAAGACAAAGTACGTCTTTTAATAGACCCTACGTCATCTTACGCACAAGCCGCTGCTTTCGCAATGGGGAGAGCAATGGATGATGTTATTATCGCTGCCGCAACTGGAACCGCCTTTACTGGTGAAACTGGTGCTGGTAGTGAAAATGCTCAAACTGCAATAGCAGCTGGTGGAGCTGGTTTAACAATAGCAAAATTAAGAACTGCAAAACAGACTTTTGATTTAGCTGATGTTGATCCTTCTATCCCTAGAAACATTATTGTAGGACCTGAGCAAATCGCAAACCTTTTAGGAACAACTGAAGTAACTTCATCTGATTTCAATACTGTAAAAGCATTGGCAAATGGCGAAGTAAATTCGTTCCTTGGTTTTAACTTTACTGTATCAAATAGACTTGCAAAATCAGGTAACGACAGAACTTGTATTGCATTTGCACAAGATGGTATCACTCTAGGAATTGGTAAAGATGTTAATGCTAGAATAGACGAGAGAGCAGACAAGTCGTATGCTACTCAAGTTTATTATTGCATGAGCATTGGTGCTACTAGAATGGAACAAGCAAAAGTTCTTGGTATAATCTGTCAAGAAGCATAATAGGAGGATATATATATGGCTAATTCAACACAATTCGCAAAGACATTAGATACACCTTCTGTTAAATTAGATACTAACGAACTACATGGTAGAGTAAGAGTAGCTTACGCAGATTTTACTGCGGCAGGTGCTCAAGAAACTATCAGTATGTTTAAGTTACCTAATGGAGCTAGAATAATTGGTGGAAGAGTAAATCACGCAGCTCTTGGTTCAAGTACAACTCTGTCAGTAGGTCATGCAGCATACGATAATGCAGCAGGAACTACTGTAGCAGCAGATGTAGATGAATACAAAGCAGCAGCAGCTTCAACATCAGTTTCAGCTTTTAACGTTGTAGCTACAAAAGCATTGGGTGAAAACTCAATCGTAGATGCACCAGATGGTTTAGTTGTTACTGCAACTACTGCTGGAGCGAATGCTACTGGACTTATTGAAGTTCAGATGACATACGTTCTAGACTAATAAATAAAATTTTAGGGGGTGGAAGCGAGAGTGGAAACCCCCTAGAGTGCATGAAAAAGATACAAGATTTAAAA